AGCTTCAGCTCGGCGACGTTGCCGGGCGAGCGCACTTCGATGGGAAGGCCGGCGATGTCGCGCTTGCCGAGGAAGACGCGGCCTTGGAAACTGGCGTAGGTGCTCATGGCTTGGGTTCCTTGCGTTGGGACCGGGGAAGGTCGGGTTTGAGGTCAGCGGGTTCGGGGTCTGCCTTCGGCGGCACGGCATCGGGTGCGGCGACGCCGTGAGCGATCAGCCAGTCGGCCGTGGTCGCTTCGACATCGATCCGGTCGCCGGCCTGGAAGGCCTTGCCCGCGTGGTTGTGCGGGCGTTTCAAGACAAGTCGGGTCATGGATTCATCCTGGTGAGGAGAGGTCGCGCGCAAGCGTCCGGTAGGTGATCGCGTAGCGCGCCGGGATGGCGGCGGCCACGGCGTCGGCGTCTTCCACCTCCCACTCGCACTCCTGCTCTCGGATGCCGAGAGCGAGGCCACCGAGGTTCAGATCCGCCATCAACGCCGCGTGCGCGGCGGTGAGCAGCTGGTCGGCCTCGGTCTCGGGTGCGACGGGCGGGACGGCCCGGGCCAGGGCGACGATGCGAACGGTCAGCTCTCGCGTGACCCGGTCGTTGGCGCGCTCGGTGATCGCGTCCGACTCGGGGAACACCACCAGCGCCGGGCATTGCTCCCGGCCGATGGCCACCGTGGGTGAGCGGTAGACGGTGGCGCCCAGCCCCTCGGCCGTGGGACGGACAGCCGCCATCATCGCCAGCAGGATCTGCTCGCGGATCGAGGTCATAGCCGCCGCCTACAGCCGAGTGAGATCGGCGCGACGCTCGGTCCCGTCGCCGATGGCGCGCACGTCACGCACCTGGTAGGTCTGGCCTGCGATCACAACGGTGTGTCCTGCCTCCAGGTCGGGCAGCAGCGACAGCGGGTAGGTGATCGTGTAGGCCGCCGAACGAACCAGCCCGTCGAGCAGGTTGTCGTCGATGCACAGGAAGCCGACCGATACCGTGCGGCCATCGACCTCGGCACTCACCAGCAGACCCGCATTCTCCGCCGCCTCGTAGAGGCGTTCGATGATGCCCATCAGGTCATCACCAGCTTGACCAGCAGCGCCGGGCGGTGGCACAGCGGCAGCGGGTTGGCCTGCGTGTGCAGGTCGGTGCCGCGGTCGAACTTGCGCGGCTCCTGCTTGGCGTACAGCGGCAGGGCCACCGTGTTGGCCGTCTCGTTGAAGTCCGCCGGCGCGTAGTAGGTGGCGAAGGTGTCCATCGTGCCCAGCGGCAGGATGTGCCCCTCATCGGCCTCGACGAAGCGCCGCACCGTGCTGCCCGGTGCGGCCGCCCGACCCCGGTGCTCCTCGAAGGTGATGCCTGCGAAGGTAAAGCCGGCGCGCATGTCAGTGCGCAGAGCCTGGCCGTCCTGCCAGCGGTCGTAGGCCGCCTTGACCTCGTCATGCCCGGTCAGCGCATCGAAGAAGTCCTCACCGACGAAGGCATGCAGGCCCGTCATCCGTTCGCCCTGGAGCTTGTCGTCGACGTAGCGGGCGATGTCCAGGCAGGTCTTCTTGACGTCGAAGCCGCTCGCCGGGTCGGAGATGTTGAACGTGAAGGTCTTGGGCGTGATCTCGAACTCGTTGTAGAGGTCGTAGATCACGCTGCCGTCGGCGTCCAGGATCTGGCCCTTGAGCGCACCGAAGCGCAGGTGCTCCAGCGTGATCGCGTGCTTGTTGCGCATGGTCTGCAGGTGCTGCGCCATCACGCCCGCCACGGTCTGCAGCTCCGTCTCCGACCCGAAGGCGCGGATGCCCTGAACCTCCTCGGGCAAGATCACGTCGTCGTGGGGGATGTGAGGGATGGTGAAGGAGCGCACCTTGCGCTTGCCGCGCACGCCCACGGTGCCCGGCGAGCCGGGCGGCAGCGTCGGCAGCAACGTGAGCACGCCGTTCTGCTCCTCGACGACGACCGAGCGGAAGCGCTGCGGCTTGTCGACGAACAGACCCATCGCGCCGAGGCGGTCGTAGTTGTTGGGCAGGAAGTTGATGGCGGTGGTCAGCGCCGACATTGAGAAGGCGGGGTTTTCGAAGATGTTCTGCATGTTCAGACTCCCTGGCGAACGAGGACGCCCAGCGACTTGAGTTGGGCAACGGCGGCCTGCTGCTCGCCAGTGGTGATGCCGGTCGGCCACTGCAGGGCGTGGTCGGAGACGATGGCGTGGCGGGCAACGATCAGGCCGTCGGTACGCTCGGCGAGCGCGGCGTCGCAGGCCTGCATCAGAACGCCGGCGGCGACCTGCGTGCCATCGGTGGCGGACGGGTCGATCTGCTTGACCTTGCCCGTGGCGGTAACCACGCCGACGACCGCGCCGAGCGGCAGGTTCTGGCCGGCGGCGACGGTGACGCGGTCGCGCGAGTACAGGTTCGGGGCCTCGTACTTGAGCAGGTCGCCCAAGTTCATGGATTCGGTGAACACGGTCGGCATGTCAGATCTCCTTCTTCAGGGCTGCGGACTTCGCGGCCAGTTGCTTGGCCGCATCGACCAGCGGGTTGCCCGCTGCGGCCGAGGCCGCCGTGGCGGCGGCGTCGGGTCCGATGCGGGTGACGATCTCGGGCGACGCGTCGGCCTGGGCCGCCAGGAGCTGGCTGCGTACCTTGGCCGGCGAGGCCTGGGCTTCCAGGAAGCCGGCGATGAGGTCGGTGCGACCGGCCAGCGTGCAGGTCTGGGCGATCTCGACGGCGTCGGCCACGCTCAATGCGGTGGTGGGCGACGGTTGAGGAACAGGGCCAGCACGATCAGCAGCAGGCCGATCAGCAGGAGCGGGGTCGGATCGATCATTCATGTAGGACTCCATCTGGAGGTTGCGGAAATGGCCCGAGTGGCTCGCCGCCAGATTCGGGAGTGGGGAAACGGAATCAAGCAGCTGGGCCAGTGCGACGTCGAGCGTGCCGATGGCGTCGGCCAGGCCGATGGCGACGGCCGCCTGGCCGAAGAACAGGCCGGCTTCGGTGTCGCGCACCGCGCTCGGCTCGATGCCGCGGTGCCGGGCCACCGTCTCGACGAACAGCCCGTAGACGCGGTTCACCTCCGCCTTGAGGAAGGCGTGGGCCTCGTCCGAGATCGGCTCGTGGGGATTGAGATCGTTCTTGCGGTCGCCCGCGAACACGGCGGTGTAGCGAACGCCGTCTTGCGCGTCCTTCTCGGACTGGTCGACGTGCATCGCGATGACGCCAATCGAGCCGACACCCCCGGTGCGCGAGACGAACACCTTGGTCGCTGATGAGGCCAGCGCGTAGGCAGCGGAGAAGGCCATGTCGTTGGCCACTGCCCAGACAGGCTTGACCTGTGCCGCCGCGCGAATGCGGTCGGCGAGATCGAACACGCCACCCGACTCGCCGCCCGGCGAATCCACATCCAGCAGGATGGCAGCGACATCAGGGCTGGCCAGCGCCGCGTCGATCTGGCTTGCGATGGCCGAATAGCTGGTCAACCCCGACTCAGCCTCGAGGCCGATGGTTCGGCGCACCAGGGTGCCGTGGATCGGGATCACAGCCACCTTGGCGTTTGCATGGCTGGGGCTGCGCTCCGGCGGCGTGTAGCCGCTTGGCGCGGCCAGATCGGACAAGCCGACGCGGGGGCCGAGGACGGCCAGGATCACGTCGAGCTTCGGGCGATGGATCAGCAGCGGCGCGCCAAAGAGGCGTGCCGCCACGTGGGGCAACAGAGTCATGGGGTCGTCCTTCAGGTCGGCGTCGCCGTGGCGTTGTCAGCGGATCGGTTCGGCTCGGCACTGCCGCCGTCCTTGGAGGTGCGGCGCGGATCGGAATCGAAGATCAGGCCGAGGTCGTCAGCGCGGCGGTTGTCGGCGGCGATCTCGCGGTCGACGTCCTCGGCGTCGTAGCCGAAGGCCGAGATCGCTTCGGAGCGGCTCATCAGGCCCGCGCGGATGGCGAGCAACATGGCCTTGAACTCCTTCTCCGGGTCGACCCACTGCCAACCCTGCGGAATCCACTTGGCCTGCAGGTATTGCCGGCGGCGAGCGGCGCCACCTCGGGCGAATCCCGGGGCATCGATGGCCCCGGCCAGCACCGCCTGCTTCATCCACGCTGCCCACACCGGGCGGCACATTTGATGCACCAGAACGCCGTGTTGGACCATCTCGCAGCGGCGGCGGAACTCCAGCATCCCGGCACGGATGGACGAGTAGTTGACGCCGGTGAGGTCACCGGTCAGCTGCTCGTAGGTGACGCCGATGGCCGAGGCCACGGCGCGGAACTGGGTGCGCAGGAACTCGGAGTAGGAGCCGCCGACGTCAGCTGGGTCGGAGAACTTGATGTCCTCGCCGGGCTCCAGGATCTGCAGCGTTCCAGGCTCCAGACCGGCCAGCGAGATGCCCTCACCGTCGGCGGCGCCTTCACCCATCAGGTTGTCCTCGGGGCTCTGGCGGGTCACGAAGCCGGCGAACATCGCAGCGGTCTTCTTGCGCACTAGCTCGGCGTCGTCGTACTGATCCAGCTCGTTGAGCTTGACGAGGGCCCGCGACAGCCACGGCTCGCCGCGGATCTGGCCGGGGCGCAGCACGCGGTAGAGGTGGATGATCTCGGACGCTGGGATGCGGACCGTGTCCAGTCCACCCTGGCCCGACATCGGGGCCAGCCGACCGTCCTCAGGGTGCGAGCGGTACAGGTGGTAGGCCACCCGGCGCCCCATCGCATCGAACTCGATGCCGGCGCGCACGACGTTGCCGGAGGGCAGCTCGGCGTTGAGGCTGATCGGCAGGTGCTCGGGCTCCAGCAGCTGAATCTGCAACGGCACCGCGAGTCCGTCCTCCGGCCGGCGGGGGCGCAGACGGATCAAGCACTCGCCGCCTTCGAGCATCGCCCGGCATGCCAGCGCCTGCAGGCCGTAGAAGTCGGTCTGACCGGCAGCGTCTGCTTCCTCGGTCCAGTCGCGCCACAGAGCCTGGACCTCCGTCTTGAAGCGCTCGTCCGTCGACAGGCTCTGCGGCTTGATGCCGGTGCCCACGGCGTTGGCGACAAAGGCTTCGATCCCAGCCTGCGCCCACGCATTGCGGCGCACCAGGTCGCGGCTCTTGATACGCAGCTCGGTGCTGGTGGCCAGCATGGCGGCCACCGCGCCTGGGTTGCCCGGCATCCAGGCCAGCGAGCGCCTTCCTCGGCCGGCGGCCTCGTGGACGGGTTGCTGGCCGAACAGGCCACGGATCTTGGCAATCCAGGTCATCAGAAGCCCTTCGCCGTGGTGACGCGGATCTGGCGCTTGCGACTCGCCCCAGTGCTGCGTGCGAGCTCGCCTTCAACGGTCCGGATGGCCGCCTGCAGTTCCTCGACCGAGCGGTACTCGACCGTCTTGTCGGCGAAGCTCACGCGGCGCTCGCCGGTGGCCAGCGCACGCTTGAGCGCGTCGAGTTGGGTGGTGGTGTAGGTCACGAAGATCCTCAGCGGGTCAGCCAGCGGCTCTTGATCACGCGCCGGCCGGTATTGCGATTGCCAGAAACAGCGAGGCCACCGCTGTGGGTGGCCTCGTCTGCATCGAAGGGTTGAATCGGTGGCGGCTCATCCGGTGGCCGCTCCATCCCGAGTTGTCGTTCGAGTTCACGCCAGTGGCGCTCCTCGAAACGGTCCAGCCCGGCCGCACTCGCGGCGGCCCGGGCGTACACGTAGCAGTCCAGCGCCTCGTTGCGCTCGCGCATCTTTTGCCACTCGCGGATCGGGAAGCCGTTGCGATCGCGGCGCGTGACCAGTTGTTCGGCGCAGATCTGCTGGATGAACTCGGCGTCGATCTTCGGCAGGTGGACGAATCCGGCCGGGTACGTGACCGTCATGCCGTCCTCATCGACGTCCGCGCTCTTGCGCAGGTTGTTGTAGAACTCCAGCTTGGCGATGCCGACCGCCACGCTGTAGACCTTGATGCCCCGGCGCAGCTTCTTGCCGGCCTGCGAGACATCGACCGCCGTCGGTGTGCCGATCAGCGCCGCGCCGCGGGGAACCCCCTTGACCGGCATCACGCGCGGGTCGTGGCAGGCGCGAACGAAGGCGTAGGCCTCCTGCGTCGCAAAGCCAGTGTCCAGCGCGAAGCGCGCCAGCGGCATGGCCGAACCCGATGCGTGGGTCCAGCTCTCCGCGATCAACTCCGCCAGGCGCTTCCACACCGCGTCACGGGCGGTGTCGCCCATCAGCACGCGGTGCTCCACCAGCCACGAGGCCTTGCCGCGGCCGAAGGCCCAGATCGACGCCTCGATGCGGTCCTTCTGCACGTCGGCGCCGCCGACCAACAGCAGCCCACCCTCCGGGACCCTGCCCAGCGGGTAGTCCTCTCGGCGCTCGACCAGCCGCTGCCAATCCGGGGCTTCGCCTTCCTCGACCCAGGTCTCACCGAGCTCGGTGTTCTTGAAGGTCTTGATCGCCGCTGCCGAACCGGACTCCTTGCTGACTGCGCTTTCCCAGGCGGCGGCGATGTCCCGCCAGCTGCGCCACCCGACCGGGCTGTACAGCGAGGACAGATGGAAGCCCGCCGTCTTGATGCCGTTCTCCGGCACCAGCGCGCGCCACTCGCCGTGTTCGAGCATCCACGTCTTGTGGTGCTCGGCAATCGAGGCGTCGCAGGACTCGCAGATGTACGCCGCCGAGTCGGGCTGCCCGCGCTCCCAACGCAGTTGCTCGAAGCGCAGCCACTGTCGGTGCGAGCAATGCGGGCACGGCACGAAATACCTGCGCTGGTCGCTCGCGTCGTACTCGCGCTCGATGGCGCTCGCGCCCGAGATCGTCGGTGTCGAGACGATGAAGATCTTGCGCCGCGCGAAAGTGCGCGTGCGCGCCTCCGCCAGCGAGATCGCATCGCCTTCGCCCTCGACGTCCAGGGGGTAGCCGTCCACTTCGTCGAGGAACAGGTAGCGCACCGGCATCGAGCGCAAGCCCACCGCACTGTTGGCACCGGTCATCACCAGCACGCCGCCCCGGAACTCCTTGGCCAGGATCGTGTTACCCGAGTCGCGGCTGCGCGCCGGTGCGATCAGTTCGGCCAGCGCGGCTGACTCCTCGATCAGCGGATCGATCCGCTGCTTGGAGTTGCGCTTGGCCATCTCCACCGTTGGCCAGACCGCCATCATCGGCCCCGGCGCGTGGTGGATCACGTAGCCGATCCAGTTCGATCCCATCTCGGTCGCGCCGAGCTGCGCGGCCTTCATGAACACCACGCGCTCGACAGGCGATGTCGGCGACAGGCAGTCCATGATGGCCTTCAGGTACGGCGTGCGGCTGGTCCGCCAGCGTCCCGGCTCGGCCGATGCCTTGCTGGACAACATCCGATGCCGGTCCGACCACTCGGACACCGTGAGTAGTGGATCTGGCGTCAGACCTTCGCGCCAGGCGCGCTCGATCTCGGCCGCGCCTTCGTAGTCGACGTCCAGCATCAGTCCACCCGGGGGCGCAATTCGCCCAGTTCCTGCAGGTGCTCGCGCACTGCAGCTTCCAGGGCGACGTGCATCGCGTGAGGCTCGATGCCGAGCTTGGCGGCCATCTGCGCGGAGATGCGTGCTGGCCAGTTCAGCCACGCATCGCGCTCTGAGCGCGCCAGCTTGAACACATGCGCTATGGCCTGCGGACGGTCGACCAGTTCGCCCTTGAGGCGGGCCAGACGCACCTTGTTCGTCTGCGCCTTCACCACTTCGTTGACGGTTCGTGCCTGCAGCAGCGACGCGCCGCCCGCGGGCAGGCCGGCAGGAGCATCGGCCGCCGACTCCGGCACAGCGGCCTTGACCGCCTTGGCGCGAGTCCCTGCCTTCGGAGCCTCGGAGTTGCGCGCCCACTCGCGGTCGGCCTTGTCCGGGTCGATGGTGCCGTCCGCCTCGGGCGCGATGCGCCCTGTACGGATGGCCTTGTGAACGGCCGTGTCGGTCACGCTCCGGTGGCGGGCGTAAGCCCGAATCGAGATTCCCATTGCCCTCTTCGATCAATTCATCGTCGGTCCTTCGGAATCAGCTTGGCTTCCATCGAGAACAGCGTGTTCATACGTCCATCGCCAACCCCATCGCAGGACACCGACATGAGCAAGCTCGAAACCCTCCTCACCCAGATCGCTCAGCAACACCTCGGGATCGAGACGCTGCAGACGCGCAGGTCCGACAGCCTCGACTTCCACGATGTGGCGGTCTGGTGCGTTCGAGACGCCCTCGAGGCCGCCTTCAAGGCCGGGGTCGAGGAGGGCCGCAAGGCCGCCATGTCGGACAAGGCCAACAGCTGATCAACAACCCCAGAACACCAGCAGGAAGCGCTTGGCTTCACGGGCGAACAGCGCGTTCATCACGTCACCCCGAACCACGCCATTGAAAGGACGCACGATGAACACCACGACTGTCGACACCCTGGCCACCAAGCTCGCCGAGGCGGCGTTGACGGTGCTGGTACGCACCTGCCGCCAGGAAGTCGCCGCCGCCAGCCGCGACGACCTCGAAGCCGCCTGCGTCGCCATGCGCGCCAAGAGCCGCACGGTGATGGAGCAACTGCTCGACGACGCCCGTGCCGCGCCCTGGGTGGCCGAAGCCGCCTTCCACGCCGCCGCGCTCGATCTCGCGCAGGCCGGCATCGCCGAGTTGCGCAAGAGCTGACACGCAGTGCGAAGCCAAGCAGAAGGCGCTTGGCTTCACCGGCAAACAGCGCGTTCATCACGTCACCCGATCAACCCCTGCAAGGAGCAAGAGATGACCACCAGCCAACTGACCCCCGCCCAGCACGCAATCCTGGCCTACGCCCTCGAACACAACGACGGCAAGATCGTCTGGTTCCCCGACAACATCAAGGGCGGCGCCCGCAAGAAGGTGCTCGACGGTCTCTTCAACCGCGCCCTGATCACCACCGATGGCACCGACTGGTTCGCCGCCGCCGAGGGCTACGACGCGATGGGACGCGAGCGCCCCGCGCCCGTGCCTCCGGAAGCTGACCCCGAAATCGAGGCAGCCGTAGCAGCCGCCGAAGCAACGTGGGCGAAGGAGCGCACGGACACCAAACCCCGCACCCGCGAGAACAGCAAGCAGGCCCAGGTGATCGCGATGCTGCGCCGCCCCGAGGGCAGCACCGTTCGCCAGATCTGCGAGGCCACCGGCTGGCAGGCGCACACCGTGCGCGGCACCTTCGCTGGGGCCTTCAAGAAGAAGCTCGGTCTGGCCATCGTCTCGGACAAGCCGCAGGGTGGCGAACGGGTCTATCGGATCGCCTGATCAGAAAGATCGAAGAAGAGGCCGAGCTGCGCTTGGCTTCTCCATCGAACAGCGCGTTACTACGAGCGTCGCAACGATCAACGCCAAGGAGCCCGAGATGAACACCACCCGCCCGATCCCCGCCACCCAGAACGATGCCTGGGGCTTTTGGGGCACGATGAACGAGAAGGCCGCCGCCGCCTGGCCCCTGGCGATGACCGCCGTCTCGGACGCCACCGGCCAGCCCCTCGAATCGGTCCGGACCTTCCTCGACAGCCGCCACGGCCGCCACTTCGCGGACGACGTTCAGAACGCGCTGTACCGCGGCCAAACCCTGACGGACGCGATCAACGCCGCCACCCAGCAGTGGATGGGCTGGACCATTGGGCGCCAGACCAGCAGGGACTACGGCATCCCGCGCGGCATGCCCTACCTGACGGGCTTCGTGATTCACACCGAGATCGCCGAGGACTCGCTGGCGGCCTGATCGAACGCCAGACCATCCGACTCGCGGGTGGCCCGCTGGCCGGTCCAGTCCTGCCAGCGGCGCACGATCACGTCGACGTACTTGGGGTCGAGCTCGATCAGTCGCGCCTGCCGCCCTGATTTTTCGGCGGCGATCAACGTCGTGCCCGAGCCCCCGAAAGGGTCGAGCACCACGTTGCTGGGCCGGCTCGAATTGCGGATCGCGCGCTCGACCAACTCCACCGGCTTCATCGTCGGGTGCAGGTCGTTCTTCTGCGGCTTCTTGATGTTCCAGACATCGCCCTGATCGCGGTCTCCGCACCAGTGGCGCTGCTTCCCCTCCGGCCATCCGTACAGGATTGGCTCGTACTGGCGCTGGTAGTCGGCGCGGCCCAGCGTGAAGGTGTTCTTCGCCCAGATGATGAAGGTTGACCATTTGCCACCGGCGGCGCGGAAGGCGGCCTGCAGCACGTCGAGTTCGCTGGAGGACATCGCTACGTAGATGCCGCCCCGGCAATGGGCGACGGTCGGCGTCAACGCCGCCAGCAGGAAGTCGTAGAAGCCGTCACCCAGGTTGTCGTTCAGGATCGCGCGATCCTTGCCGCGCATCTTGTCCTTGGCGCTGTTGGCGTAATTCACGTTGTACGGCGGGTCGGTGAAGACCATGTCCGCCTGCTCACCGGCCAGCAGTCGCTCGTAGCTCGCCGCCACCGTAGCGTCGCCGCACAGCAGGCGATGAACACCGAGCAGCCAGATGTCGCCCGGGCGCGAGATCGGCGTCTCGGGCACCTCGGGGACGGCATCGTCATCGGTCTTGCCATCGGCGTCGGGCTCGTCGCCCGCCATCAGTTCGGCCAACGCGTCGGCGTCGAAGCCCGTCAGCGCGACGTCGAAGTCGTCGTCGGCCAGCGCTGCGAGTTCAACGCGCAGCATGGCGTCGTCCCAGCCAGCGTTCTCGGCGATGCGGTTGTCTGCGATCACCAGGGCCCGGCGCTGCGTCGGGCTGAGGTGGTCGAGCACCACGACCGGCACCACTTCCAGGCCGAGCTTCTGCGCGGCCGCGAGCCTCCCGTGGCCGGCGACGATCACGCCGTCACCGCCGGCGAGGATCGGATTGGTGAAGCCGAACTCGGCAATCGACGCGGCGATCTGCGCGACCTGCGCCTCCGAGTGCGTGCGCGCGTTGCGGGCGTATGGCACCAGCTTGGCCGTCGGCCACTGCTCGATCTTGTCGGCAAGCCAGGACGCCGTCATGCCGGCACCTCGGTCGCCGCCAGTCGCTCGGCCGCGACTTCGTCGAAGGACTGACCGGTCGCGAGCAGCGTGACTGGCACGTCGGGATGGTTCTGCTGGAAGCGCCGAACGGCGACGTCCACGTACTCCGGCGCGATCTCGACGCTGCGGCACACACGCGCCGTGCGCTGCGCGGCCAGCATCGTCGTGCCGCTACCGCCAAAGGGCTCGAAGACCAGGTCGCCCTCGTCCGAGTAGGCCTCGATGACGAACTGCGGCAACGCCACCGGGAACACGGCCGGGTGGTCGATGTCCTGGCCGATCTTGCCCTTATGGCGCATCACGCGGATCACCGAGTCGGGGATTCGGGTGTCCTGCGTCGGTTGCCCCGCGTGCGTCCAACCGCCGACCTCGCCTTCCTTGCTTCGCATCGCGGTCGACGATCCATCGGCGCGCAGATGCGACTCCTGGCCAGCGTGCTTGCAGGGCACGATCTTGTTGGGCTTGCGGCTGGCGCGGTTGAAGTGGAAGACGAACTCGAAGCTCGGGGCGAAGCGGCCCGCCCAGTCGCCGGGCATGCCCGGCCCCTGGTCCCACACGTACCAGGCAAAGCGCCGCCAGCTCTGCGTGCGCATCCAGCCGAGCCAGCCGTCCCAGTAGGGCACGAACTCGTTGTCGCGGTGGATGAGGCCGAGGTTGACCAGCACCTGTGCGTCGTCGGCCATCGGCAGCTGGGCGAACACGCCGCGCATCAGCGCATCCCAATCGGCGATGCCGCCGGTCGTGTAGTCGCGCTGGTTGCCATAGGGCGGCGAGGTGAAGCACAGGCGCGCGCGCTCACCCTGCATCAAGGCGGCAACCACGCTGGCGTCGGCGGCGTCACCGCAGATCAGGCGGTGCGGGCCGAGCGCCCAGACATCGCCCGCCCGAGACACCGGGACCACCGGGGTATCAGGGATGTCATCAGCAGCGTCGTCGCCGGCCTCTTCCTGCTCGCCGTCGCCGCCCGTCGTCTCGTCGTCAAGCAGCGCATCGATCTCGGACTCGTCGAACCCGGTCAACGCCAGGTCGTAGCCCGCTTCGGAAAGCTCGGCCAACTCCAGCGCCAGCAGTTCCTCGTCCCACCCGGCGTCGAGCGCCAGGCGGTTGTCGGAGATGACGTAGGCGCGCTTCTGCGCCGGCGTCAGGTGGCCCAGCTCGATCACCGGGACCTCGTCGAGGCCGAGCTTGCGGGCGGCGGCGAGCCGTCCATGCCCGGCGATGACGCCGTTGTCGCCATCGACCAGCACCGGATTGGTCCAACCGTACTCGACGATGCTGGCGGCGATTTTGGCTACCTGCGCGTCGGAGTGGGTCCGTGGATTGCGGGCGTAGGGAATCAGCGTCTCGACCTTTCGGTAGTCGACGTTGAGCATGTTCAGGATCAGGACCTCGAATGAAAACGGCCCGGACAGGCAAGGAGCCAACCTGTCGCGGGCCGAAGAAATAGAAACGCCTCCGCGAGAGAGGCGTCGGGCCAGTGATGCGATCACTGGCGGGGCTGGATGGGCCGGGGTGCAAACCTGCAAACCCCTGCAAACCTGGGTTTGCAGTCGGACGCTAGGCGAATGCCGCGCTCGCGCCCCCCGCATGGCATCTTCGGAAGGAAGGACCCCTTTTGCCTGGGCCGCTGCCCTCCGAGGTCAGCTCTGTCCAGAAGATAGCCGAAATACTACGGCGAACCTGCCGGTTTTGTTGCGCAGGCAAAAGCCGCATCTCGCCGCTCACGCCCACTGGTTGCACACCACGCCCTCGCAATTCCGCCAAAACACTACGGCCTCAACCCGAGGCAGTTCAGCCGGTCGGTGACGGTCTGCAGAGCCTTCTGCCAGCGCCGCCACGCCGTCGTGCGGTCGCAGGCGAATCGGATCGTGATGTCGCGCCAGCCGTAGCGCTTGGCGCGCATCCACACGAGGTGGCGCTGCTCGACCTCCAGCCACTGCACCCAGCGCATCGTCTCCAACATCCGGTCTACGGCCTCCGGGCTCGGTGGGAAGGGGCGGTAGACCTTCTCGTCGGCTGCGAAGGCCTCCCACTCCTTGCGAACGAACGCAGGCCACGTGTTGAAGTAGCCCTGAACGCGCACAGGGGGCAGGCGTCGTCCGGTGGTCGCGGCCTCCTCGAAGCGTGCCGCCACATCCTCCATCGTCCAGGTGGTGTGACGGTCAACCATGACGCAGGCCCCCCTTGCCGTAGAGGCGTTCGCCGATGCGACGAACAAACTCCCGCTCAACGAAGTCCAGCCGCTCGTCGGACTCGTTGACCACGAGGACGTGCTGGTCACGCCAGCCACGTTGCTTCAAAGCCTCGATGTCGACCGGCTCAGGCTGCAGGCGACCCAGGGGGCAACGGTAGGTTGGTGTGGGGATCTTCATCTCACACCTCCTGCGTCTGAACAGCCCAGTGCAGCAGGGCCAGGGCGTCCGCCTCGTTGTCATCGACCGGGGCATGGCCACGCTGGCGGACCGACGCGATCATGTCGTCCTTGCCGGCATTGCCTTTGCCGGTCGCGTGCTTCTTGATCGTGCCGACCGGAACGCCCTGGTACGGGATGTTGTGGTGCTCGCACCAGGCGGTCAGATGCCCCATGAAGCCGCCGTAGGCATGCGCGGCATCGACGCCCGCATGGCGGCGCACTTCCTCGAAGAACACCGCATTGATGTGGCCGCTCGCGGACAGCAGTTCAGCGAGCCAGCGCTTAAATCGAAGGAAGCGCATGCCACCGCCCTCGAAGCGCTGCGGCTTGAAGTGCTCAGTGCCGCTGGTGATCGTGCCGTCCAGATGCAGCAGCGCCCATCCGGTGTGTGTGCCCAGGTCCAGGGCCAGGATCGTCGTGTTCATCATTCGCTCCGTTGTGGGGGCGAGTGACGGATGCGACAGGTTCGACGGTTGTCTCCCTATCGTGCGTGTACGCGCACGCGTGAGGGGTTAATCACCAGACCTGTCAGATCCGTCACTCGACCGCATGTCAGTCGTCTCGATAGGGGTACCCGCCGCGATAGGTGTCGCTCGGCGGTCGCGGCCGCAGGCTGATGCCGGCCAGCGCGCGAGCGCCACCGGTCAGGCGGCACTTCTCGAACTTGCGGGTGGCCATCAGCTCGGAGAACCGCTTGACCGAGCCCACGTACTCGCCAGCGCGCTCGGCCCACTCTCGCCAGTCGGCGAACAGCTCGGACACGCCTTCGCGGTGGGTCTTGGCCAGCAGGCACCGCTCCTCGATCCACTGGCCGAGGGCGTCCTCCGCCTCGAAGTACTCCTCGGTGGCCGAGACCACGCAGGCGGGCGGCTTGAGGCCGTCGCGCTGCCAGGCCAAGCAGCCATCCACCGCCCAGGCCAGGATGCCGTCGCGCTCGGCCAGCAGCCGCTCGGTGAGTTGTCCATCGCGCCGCTCCGGCGGCACAGTGACCGTGAACGGGATCAGATGCAGGCGCCGCTTCATCGCCTCGTCGACGTTGCGGATCGACGGCTTGTGGTTGCCCGCGATCACCAACTTGAACTGCGGCACGTACTCGAAGAAGTCCTGGCGCATGAAGCGCGCGGACACCTTG